ACCCAGCTCAACTCATCGACTTCTTAGCCGATGAAAACAACCGCTCTGAAGCGGAAAAACTCGGACTTTTGGAAGTACCAAAAGCCGAAAGCACAGTTACCCCACTTGATGTAACTGTGCTAGGTGACACCAAACCTACAAAATCTGAATAACTGAGGAGCCGAAAATGATGATTTTAAAAAGAAAACATATGTCTAAGCATAAACACGCTAAGACATTTCGAAAACACGGCCATAAAACAAAATCGGCTAATGTCCGATCATCTCCTCAGCGTGGAGGCTGGAGACTCTAAAAAAGTTCCAGTCCACCTCACATGGCCTGTTTTCACCCAATATCCGCTGGATTAAGCGGATATCAAACTAACTCTGCCAACGGCAGAGTATTCAGGAGGGTCATTTTCAAAAGAAATGATCCCGACATCGTTCAAGAGGTATCCTTGCCCTGTGGACAGTGCATAGGCTGTCGTCTTGAACGCTCACGTCAATGGGCTATGCGCTGCATGCATGAAGCCCAATTACATACAAATAACTGTTTTATTACACTTACTTATGACAATACACATCTCCCAGGCGATCAATCACTACATTACAGAGACTTTCAGCTCTTTATTAAAAGACTTAGAAAACGCTACCCCACAACAAAAATCGGCTATTATATGGCTGGCGAGTATGGCGAATCATTCGGCAGACCTCACTTCCACGCCTGTCTCTTCGGAATCGACTTTCATGATAAAAAATTATGGAAAAGGACTACCTCTGGTTCTCTCATATATCGATCCCAAGACCTTGAAACCCTCTGGCCATTTGGTTATTCCTCCATTGGAGACGTTAACTTCGAGTCCGCTGCATACGTGGCTCGATATATTATGAAAAAACAAACTGGCAAAGAATCGGAAAAACATTATCAATATTCCGATCTAGAAACCGGGGAAATCATACAAATGACCCCCGAATTCAATAAAATGTCCTTAAAGCCCGCTATAGGGCTTAACTGGTACAAAAAATACAAAAATGACGTATTCCCACATGATTACGTCGTACTTAGAGGTCAAAAACTAAAACCACCAAAATATTATGACAAACTATATAAAAACGACAATCCTTATGAATACGAAAAAATAATTGCACTCCGAGAAATCGGTGCTAAGATAAACCACGCAGATAATACTTATGATCGACTGGCCGTTAAGGAACAAGTCGTAAAAGCAAAGCTGCGTAAATTAAAACGAACCCTCACTTAGGAAACCTCATGAAACTTAATATATGTTCAGTAAAAGACCGAGCTGCAGATGCATTCGGTCGACCAATGTTCGTACCATCACAAGGCGTAGCAATAAGGAGCTTCTCAGATGAACTTAATCGTAACGATCCTGAAAATCAACTTTATAATCATCCTGATGATTTTGACTTATATGATTTTGGAACCTTTGATGACAATTCTGGACAATTCGACTTATACGAATTACCTAAACTTCTCTCACTTGGTAAACAAGTAAAAATACAAACATAAACAAGCGTAGAGGGGGGGTTTATCCCCCTCACGCAAAAATTAACTAAAGGTTAAATATGCATCGCAATCAATCAGTAAACTTACATCAGTTCACTACAATACCTAAAGCGGATATACCCCGCTCTAAATTTGACTGTCAGTCAACACATAAAACAACATTCGACGCCGGCTATCTCGTCCCAGTATACGTTGACGAAGTATTGCCAGGAGATACATTCAATTTAAATATGACGGCATTTGCCCGTCTATCAACACCGCTATTCCCAATCATGGATAACATGGTTATGGATAGCTTCTTTTTCTTTGTCCCTAATCGCCTAATTTGGAATAATTGGCAAAAATTTATGGGGCAACAAGAAAACCCAGCTGATTCTATCAGCTACGTAATCCCACAACAGGTGTCACCTATTGCTGGCTATACAATAGGCAGCTTACAAGATTATATGGGATTACCAACTGTCGGTCAGGTTACTGCCGGCAAAACTGTAAGTCACTGTGCTTTTTGGCCACGTGCTTACAATCTTATTTGGAATGAATGGTTCCGAGATGAAAATCTACAAAATTCTGTTGTAGTAGATAAAGGAGACGGACCAGATACCGTTACTGACTACACATTATTACGTCGTGGTAAACGCAAAGACTATTTCACATCTTCTCTTCCATGGCCTCAAAAAGGCGCATCAGTAGCTTTACCGTTAGGAACAAAAGCACCTGTAGCATTTGAAACATATAGTGGTACCAGTATTACTGGTGAATATCCTATTGTTTATGGAAATGCTATAGATACTGTACATCCTTATTTATCAAAAAATATTACTTATGGAACTAGTTCCCCAGGTGGTGTAGTACCAGTACCTTCATTAAATAATTTATATGCTGACTTATCTCAAGCTACTGCTGCAACAATTAACCAATTACGTCAATCATTTCAGATTCAAAAATTACTTGAGAGAGACGCTCGTGGCGGTACTCGATATACTGAAATTATTCGTTCTCACTTTGGCGTGGTCAGTCCTGATTCTCGTCTCCAACGTCCCGAGTACCTCGGAGGAGGTACGACTACTATCAACATCAATCCGATCGCTCAAACAAGCGGTACGGGACTTACAGGCCAAACTACCCCTTTGGGCAACCTTGCTTCTATGGGTACTGCCTTGGTTCATAATCATGGATTTACTCAATCATTTACTGAACATGGCGTAATTATCGGCTTAGTATCTGTTAGAGCAGATCTTACTTACCAACAAGGACTCCACAAAATGTGGAGCCGTTCTACACGTTATGATTTCTATTTCCCAGCTTTTGCCATGCTGGGTGAACAATCTGTTCTTAATAAAGAAATTTACGTAACAGGCGATACAACTGACACCAGCGTTTTTGGATATCAAGAACGATGGGCAGAATATCGCTATAATCCTTCTAGGATTTCATCATTATTCCGTTCTACCGCTGCCGGTACTATTGACGGATGGCATTTAGCTCAAAAATTCACATCTACTCCAACGCTTAATTCAACATTTATTGTTGATAATCCACCAGTTTCACGGGTGGTTGCAGTTGGAGCATCAGCTAATGGCCAACAATTTATCTTTGATTCTTTCTTTGATGTAAAGAAAGCTCGTCCAATGCCTATGTACTCTGTACCTGGCCTAATTGATCACTTCTAATGGGACTATTCGATTCCATAGGAAGTTTTTTATCAGGCCCCGCTACTGCTGGTAGCGGATTGCTTGGCTCCGCTATCAGCGGCGGCCTATCATTCCTTGGTCAATCAGGAGCTAATAAAACTAATATGGACATTGCTCAAAATCAGATGAATTTTCAGCAACAAATGTCCAATACATCATATCAACGAGCGGTTAAAGACATGCAAGCTGCTGGTCTTAATCCTATGCTCGCATATTCACAAGGCGGAGCCACAACACCGTCTGGAGCTAGTACCCAAGTACAAAATAAACTTGGGGCAGGCGTCCAGGCGTATCAACAATCACAAGCTACAAGCAGTGCAGCTGCACTGCAAAGAGAACAAATAAAGACTATTGACCCAAATATTCAAAATACTCAATCTCAAACTATGCTTAATTCAGCAAATGCAGCTTTATCAGCTGCTAATGCAAAAAAAGTAGAAGCCGAAACTGCAAATGCTATAGCGCAAAATCCGGTTCTACTAAAAACAATTGAGCAAATGCAAGCTCAAATTGAAAACTATAGAGCTTCATCGAAGCTCTCATCAGCAACTACTGGAAATGTTATTTCCAATATTGCTCCTAGTACCGATCCATACTGGTATCGGGACTTAAAACGGATCTTCGATCCACAAAACTTAAATGTAATAAAGGGAAACCTAAACCGACAAACTAATAACGGTTCAGGAATACCCTTATTTAAAACACCCCTAGGAAGATAAAATGAAAACACCTTTTCTACGTACCCCTTACAACTATGACCGAGATGCTGCGTCAAATGAGTCAGGGTTGCATTGTGAGGATGCAACTCT